ATTTTATTCATGCGCTTAATAATAACTTAACTTATTGATTCATAATTATTTAAATGGCATTAACCCTTGGTTTTATGTCATTTTCAACTATCATTTAACCTCTTGATTTGACGATATTCTTTAAATGGTTTTGGGGAAGTCATTTTCTTAGCCATAAGATAAATTTCACCTTATTTCTTGACCTCTACTAATATTTTACTGTATATAATCACAGTTATTATTTAACTGTTTTTATATACAGTGTTTTATGTAAGGAGGATGTGAGATGGTTACAATTAAAGTTCGCTTCGCTGCAAGTATGAAAGGCAAGTTACCCATGGGGACTTTCGACGCATTGAGAAATGAGATCACAAAAAGATTGAGCTCTAAATACCCCGATTTAAACATCGATATCAACTGGGGATCTCAAGCGAATGTGTCTATTGATGGTCTTGGAAAGAACGAAAAGAAAACCTACATTGAAGAAACGCTGGAAGAAATCTGGAATGATGGAGACTGGATGCCTGAAATGAAAGAAACTGAAGAGGTGGAATATTTCGATAAATGATCAGATTGCGCCAACCACTCGAGCTGGCGCACCTTAGTTATTACTCTTCTAGTTTGCTTGCTTGTTCTTGTTTGGGTTCTTCCTCTAATCTCTCCGCCTCCTCACTCGCAACTTTTTCAGCTTCTTCTCGCGCTACCCGTTCAGCTTCAATTTTCGCTAGTCGCTCTGCTTCAGCTAGCTTCTGATTGTAGATAGAATCACTTGGCATATTCACACGAACATCAATCCAGTGACCATTTGGAATATCGCAATAGTCATAGTCTTCGCGCTCAACGTTATTCTCATCGAGAAACTCTGGATAAGTCATTAGGCGCTGCGCTTCGAGTCGCGGATGAAGTGTGTGCTTTCTATAGCGGGTTTCAATGATGATGTCACCGTCTGGTAGTACGTCAAAATCAGCCCACACAAGCGGTAGGTTGTTAATCCCATTCGGTACTACTAAACCGCCATGAATCCCGCCCCAACTTGCGTCAGAGTTCATGCCGAGAGTGCCTTTGAGTTTATAGCGACCGGTACCGAGTTTTTCTAGTTCTACGCCTTCAGATTCATCGTTTAGTTCGACATGGTCTGAATAAACTTTAATGACTGGAGAAGCTGCTTTTATATTTCCGTTTGCATCTTTTATAGTATTTAGTGTTGAATAAACAACCCCCCAACTTTGGAAAGCTCCTGCCCTAAAATATCTGAAGAAAAAATCTTTTTGCCATGCTGCTAATTGAAATTTTTCTGCTGTATTTCTAGAGACTGTAAAAGTAGGGGCGTACTGACATCCAAATGGTGCTCCATTTACGTTTAATGACCCTCCTGGATCCCAAGACCCTGTAGCTAAGGCATTATCAAGATCAAAACCAGTCGGATATTTTGCTGCGACATCACCTAAGCCGCAATCCCCAACCTGCATTAGCGTTCCGCTGGCATCAGGTATTACATGATTTTTCCAAGCCCCGCCCTTTCTCTGCGTATTTAATCTTGCGGTTCCAGGTACCGTTGTATCTAACTGGATGTTGTTTCCTGTTCTTTCATTTGTAACTTGAATTACATCATTTTTTGATGTGATATTTCCACCAACATCAATAGCCCCGGATATATTCCCGCCTTTTTTATCAAACTTTCCATCAATCAGCTTTTTCAGCGCAATGATGCTTTCGAGTTTTACCGTTTCCCCTGTTGGCATTTTAATTTCAACAATGCCATCCTGCGTCATCCATGTGTCCATGTTGCGGAGGAAATACTGGATATACTGCTGATTCGCAAGCATCTTGCGAACGCCATCGCTCATGCTATCCAACACGAATGTTGCAATCTGATATTTCGCTGCTGCGGCTGCTACTGGCACAGGATAAGTGAGGTTAATCTCTGTATCTGAGTTCACGGATAACACTGTGTTCATGTAAACAACGTTATTGATGAGATAAGAGATTGGACAGCCTTCTGATATGCCAGCTAAGTTATCTTTCCAGCGCGTTCCGGTACCTTTTATCTTTGTTTGTCCCGCTATGGTTGTGATTGTGCCTGTTTGATAAATCATTTTTTAACTCCAAAATTTGGACGCAAAAAAACCGCAGTTAAGCGGCATATTTTCTTACTTTGATTCTATTTCCAGCGCGGTAGAGCATCCGGGGCATAAGCAACAATACACCCTTGGTCATTAGAATATGACTCTCCGCCCCCAAATTGAGATGGGAAGTAAGCTCTTGTTATTACCCCATCATTAGATATTGCATATCCCAAACCAAGGCTAAAAAAATCTAATTCCCATACATCTGTCACTTGAGACATGACCATGCATCCAGAATGACCAGAGACATAAGGTAATTTTTTATCATTAAGAAGCCCGTCATAAGATAGTCCAGTGATAACATCCTTTATTCGCAATGGTAACTTAGACGCAGAATAAAATAGTTTTCCGTCCTCATTGAAAATATTTACCTTTGTTTTTAAGTCTCTGTCACCATCTACTATAGGTCTGTAAACATAGATGTTGTTGTAATCAGAGCACATAAAATAAAACTTTGATTTTCCGTCTGGCATCGGATAAGCAATAGCACCACCCGACGTATTTTCACCGCCCCATTTGTATCTTATGCTTCTATGAAAAAAGATATAGCTATCCCAAATGTCAGGATATAGCGCGTTATATGTGTAATAACGTAATGTGGGGTATCTCGGATCGTTTACGGTGCCTTCTTCCAGCATGTTGATGATTTTCTCTAGCACATATGTATTAGATGAGAGCAGCCCAAGCTCTGCGCCGTTAATCGCAATTTTTGCTCTCATTTTTTACCTACCAACTTAAAAATAGTGATCACTGGAATAGTTGAGCTACCCGCCCCTCGTCCAGAAACATATGTCCATGACACCGTGTTTCCAGTCACGCGAACATTTGTCACATTACTGTATGTCACTGACCCCATGCCTCGCGGTGTTGTGCTAGCGACCGCAATAATCCGCTCGCCACCTGCTAAGTATTTTGTATCAAATGTGAAGCTGTTATTTTTGAAATCAACTCGTTGGGAGTGAATAACATAACAGAATGAATCGATGATATTATCAATCACACCCGAGTCATGATAAACATTGAAAACTGGCGTACTCATTAATCCCCCGCTGTTTATACAAGTGCAATTTCAATACGAATTTGTCCTTTCTCATCGTATAACCGAAGCCCCGTTCCATCTAAATTCATTCGACTACCTGCTCCATTTGAATTCATTTCAAATGTTCCGTTGACCATGTCCAACCTAACTCCAGCCTTCCCTTGCGAGTAGTTCTTAGAGCGCATATCAGTACCGACAATGATTTCTTGAATATACGCCTTCTCAATGAATGCATCTTTCACGAACATCTGACCGTTCTTCATATACACGAATGCTTCCATTTTTCCGCTGCTCGGATTATAGAAAGCAAAGTTATTCGCATTGAAACCGATGAATGACTCGACTTTACCGTTTTTCAGTTCAGCGCTAATCACCATGCCTGCAGCATTGTATTTCTTACCATCGACTACAATCGTGATATTCGTACTGTGCATCGCATAGCCTGCTCCCTGTTCGAATTCAGCTTGCATCTTTGTATTAATCAAAGCCTCTTGCTTGCCGAATTTAACTTGCACCTGCGCTTGAGACTCAGCGAATGACTTATTTAATTCAGCAATCGCTTTATCTTGCTTGACTACGCCAGCTTCAATTTCTGCTACTGATTGATTTGTTTCTCCAAGTGACTTATCTATCTTATTAATTGACGCAGTAACTTCGGTGATTGATTGAGAAAATGCACTATCTAACTTCGCGATGGCTTGATCTAGCTTCTTGACCTCCGTTTGTACGCCATTAATAGATGCATTAACTGTCGTGTACTTCTCTGCCCAAGCTTGCTCGCTGTCTGCGTATACACGCCATAGCTCTTTGATTTGAGCTTGCGATTGTCCGTGTTTAGTAAATAAATCCTGCTGTAACTCATACATTGCTGCACTATTGATTAATGCGGCTTCATTTAACCATTCAAGCTTTTTGTCTAATTGTTTTCCTGCCTCAGTTGTCATGAATTCATTATCTAGCATATCAATGATTTCATCTGTTTTGGTTTCCGGTGCACCGCTCGCCTCAACGAATTGCGATTTACCAACAGGGTTAACGCTTCTGACATACACGTAATAAATTTGGCCCGCTTTCAGATTACGTCCCTGAATAACCCACATGGTGCCATTACCCAAGTATTCAGCCAGTTGCTCAACATCATTAATATTGGCTATACGCTTAACCGAGAACCAAAATTCATACTGCAGACGTAAAGCATTCTGCCCACCAACATACGGGATCACCCCTAAACTAAAGAACCCCGGAGTTACTTCAATATGTGACGGTGGTGGCGGTGGGTTAATGTCAAATGATACCGTTGACTGGTCACCCTTTTGCCCGTCTTTATTTTGTGGAGATACTGACAATAAATAGTTACCTTGCGGTAAATTGCCAATTCTATATCGATTTTCTTGTGTTTTAGCGGTACCGACAATACGACCAGCTTGAGTTAGTTTTAGAATGAAATCAACACCACGAACTGCCGTTGTTGTCGTCCAGTTTGCTTCCACTTGCCAACTATCATTATCAGGGCTCACCTCAACAGATAAGTTTTCTACCGGTGGAATATAACCGCCTAGCGGGGTGTCGGGTAAAGGCTCGAACGTGACGCCCTGATCAACGATAGATTCCTTTTCTGGTACATGCTGAACTGCAATAACACCGTAGCTGCCATCGCCTTTATCCGTGATTGTTATTGCTCTGAACAGTCTCCTTACTAGTGCGGATTGTCCTAACGCCCAGACAGTTCCATGCCTTACTCCACTTGGAAGAGATTCAACCTTAACCTGATTACTTGATGGATAGCTGACCGCCTTTACTCGCTCTGGTTTTCCGGCGCCGTTGATTACTGAGATCATAGCGATCCCCGTTTTAGGCGGTTCAATATCACGGTCAAGGGTTAATATTTTTTGCACAGTATCGACCTGCAATAAGCGGCCACCAATCTGCTCACCAACCCAGTCATTGTCCATGACTTCAATAATGTCACCGGGTGTATGCCTTAACCCTTCTGCGCCTACATCGAATTCAACCGTTTGAGTTTCTAATTTTTCAGTGAGCAGGATCCACAGCCCATGACGTCGAGCTTGCCCTCGACTAGTGCAGCCAAAGGCATCGACTCTAAGTACATTGGGACCAAATTGAGCTATCAAAGCGTCATCGGAAACTTGTTCAATACTCGTTTTCCAACCATTTTCAGGATCAATGAATCGAACCTCAATGATAGTGTGCCTAGCTTTTAGTGGACTAAAGCTATAGTTAAATCGCCCATTCACAACGTTAGCATTCGTGTATGGCCAGACGATATCACTGGGCCTATCTTGAACAAAAGTAAGCTGCTGTCCATTCCACACAGGCATAATGCGCATCATTGAGCACAAGTCACTCATATAGTCATAGGCTTTACGAATATCAGTAAGATAGGCATTGCACGTCATTCGTGGCTCTTTATCACCAAACCCATTCGGTACTAATTGATCGCAATACTGCCCAATCATATAGAGAGCAAACTTATCAACTTCCGAAATTTTCAGGCGCTTCCCAAGACCAAAGCGTTCGTTGGTAAGTAGGCTATACAATACCCATGCAGGGTTATTCGTGTACGCGGGTTTAAATGAGCCACTCCAAATTCCCTTGTAAGTACGTGTTTCAGGATCATAGTTATCTGGAACCTGAATGATTAACCCTTTTACAAGATAATTTCGGCTAGGATATTGGTTGCCAAATTGCTCACTTTCAAATGTCAGTCCAGCAACAGCCGACCCCGGGTACGTTTGAGTGATATCAGTGATTTCAGTATAACTTGACCAAATAGTATTGTTTTGCAGCTTGTCGCTAGTGCTATCCGCTGTTAAACGAACCATTCGGATACTAAATGGGGGTGGCGGTAGATTATCAAGCACCACAGCCATTAAGTACGGCGAATTGCTCCGCTTACCGCGGATAGTCACATTCTTCTCTGTTACCCAAGAGCCACTACGCTGGATTTGAATTTGTAGATCAACCGATGTTCCAACGCGATCACCATTATCTTTAACTTCAACTAAAGCTTGTGTTCCGAAGGTCAAGCGAAGGCGATCAATGTTACGTGAGGTAATTGTTCGTGTTACCGGGGTGCTTTTCTTCACTTCAACGCTAACAGGCGTTTCACTGGATGAAGATGAAAAACCTTCTAACGCAGGTTGCTCCAGCGTTCCAGACACCCACTGAGCCGTCATGCCATTGACATTACTGTTACCCGATGAATCAATAACGGGAGTATTGTTTAAATAAACGCCTTTTAAATCTCCAACAGGTCCCTCAATTGGTCCTTCGCTAACTAAATCAATAATGGACAGTTTTTGTCTTGATGTTAAATCATTTGGTGCTTCATACGGCGTATGTTGCTTACCACCATTTTTACCCATGATTACGTCTCCCCGCTACCGCCGTGTTTTCCTACATCAATATCTTTTGCATCACCGTCATCCATAATTTCAACAGCTTGAGAAATAACCCGAGAACCGCACATGATTTCACCGTATGCCACCGGAACAGGCATGCCTTGCGCTACTGAGTTTTCTAAATTGCTGAAATAGGTGTTCCCTTTCTCTTCTTCCGATCGGGATAAATTAGGTGACTTGGGGATTGGGGTTAACATCTGCGCCACCCCACCAATCATCATCGCGGCACCAGCCAGCATCATGGATGCACCAAAACTCCAACCTGCAGGGTTCCACCATCCCACAGCAAGAACAGCTGCACCGGCAATAAACTGAAAAACACCGCCATCTTTTGCGCCTTCAATGCGAGGAACGATGTGAATAACGGCATTTGGCATTAATGGCTCATGAATACGTTGATGAAGTTCATCTGGTGAAACATCAGATCCACTGATACGGATGTGGTACCAACCTTCACTGAAGTGTTTTTTTAGATTGGGAATTTGTAGAAATAAGGCGTGTAAACCTTGTACTGCAGTATGAATATTTAAATCGAAGCGGCGTCCAAATCGTTGGAGATCCCCATAAAATCGGATGGTGACCATTTGCGGTAACGCCAAATCGAATGCGTCATTTTTTGCCATCTTTCGTTGTAGACCTCGCGCTTACTAAGTTGATTAGGAACATGATGCAGAATAGTTTGATCACCAAGATAAATGGCGGCGTGATTGGCTCGTGAACTGGCATAGCAACACAGAATAATATCTCCTGGTTGAATGTCCCTTTTCACTTGTTTGAAACCATTATTTGTTAGGTTCTCAAGATACAAATCTTTACCTTGCCGCCACCAATTATCCTCTCTAACAAAATCAGGAAGTAAATGACCCGCCAAAAGATAGGCGTCTCGGAACAACCCATAACAGTCGGTGGCTCCATGCTTAAAATCACGGCCGAGTAATAATGGAACAGCATCAAACTTAATGATTTTTTCATCACAAACTAACCACCAACTCAATGCTGTTTTTAATTGATGTGCTCTATCAGAAGCGCTAAGGAATGGCTTGCCATTTGGATGGCTATGTACAATGGCTACAACCTCACCACGCTGGCTAGCTTGAATATAGTCTTCAGCAGAGATTGAGAAATAATTTTCAGGATCCGCGTGCTGATTTAAACAAGGGAGATACGTTTCCATTTCATCGATACGAATAATCAATCCGCACGACTCCTGTGGCGCCATGCTTTTTGCATGCTCCAGAATGTCATGTTCTATCATGGTATTCCTTACTGGCTTAGGCGGGATGAAGACAAGAAGCAGCCAATTCTGTTAGTGTTGTTTCTAAGTTTGCAATCTGATAAGCGTTTGCCACATTTATCTTTGCTAGGATCCTTGGTTGGATTTCCTAACTCGTCGGCAACTGGCTCACCCGCGTAACCACACTCTTTAGAACGATAACTCCACGGGCAAACATCGGATAAAATCACTCGAGCTGGAACAGTGGCGCCATCCGTCTCACTGGGAGCAGCAAGTTCAAACGTTGCTGTTTCAGAATTTAAACTCGTCAGTTGTTCAATAACCCAGCGAGAAATAACCTCTTGAGATGGGTCAGCATTCTCGTTACCACCGGAGAAATTGATTTCATCTAAAAATCGTGCGCGAACTTTTCTGCGGATAACATTGCCACCAGCCCCAGAATTCAATCGGCTAGCAATACCCGTCACTAGCCCAAACAAATTGGAAATAGTAATGCTTGGCCGACTTGATGGCCCTTTCCCGTTAAATGAGAAACCCTCACCAAAAATTGGGTAAGGATCATATTCAAGCCCTTGCCAAACAATGGGTTTTAGTAATTCATTGTCGCCATTGTGAAAGCGGTACCGCGTTCCACCAATCTTGGTTAGGTCAATTTCATAGAGCTCAATCTCTGCATCACTTTCAAGTTCGGTAATAGAGATCAGCAGCTCAGGAGGAATGTTTTGCATTATTGCTCCCATAAAAAAACCAGCCGAAGCTGGTTTCTATTGTTTTTATTTATCCCTGCAGTTTTCTTTCCAGAGCACTTCAAATCCATCATTAATAACAGGGTTATTTTGATCCTCAAATAACGGAGGCGACATATTTGCACTTCTTCCATTATTTGTAACACTGATATTCATAGTGAATCTAGTAAATCCAGTGTATGCCCCAAAGCTATTTTTAGCATTCACAGAACCACAAACAAAACCGTATATTTCTTCTTTTTGATTTTTACTGCTAGGATAAAATTCAACAAATTTGAACTCGGTTGATGATGGATCTTTCATTGATTGACTTACTTGTTTTTTTGCAAATGATATGGCGTCAGTTTTCGTAGGATTAGTTGAATTAGATATCACTATTATTATTAAAATAATAATAACCGCCGCACTGATTATATAGCCAAGTATCCTCATATTACCTCCAATAAATATTAAGTTAGCCTAATATTAACTGAGATACTTTTATAACTAAAATTACATTTACGTTATATCACTGTTTCTTCAAATTCAGCGCTTATGGATTTTCGTATACCGCCTGAGTCTGACGACCATTTTTTACAAACGACTTTAATGGCTTGCTTTGATTTTTCTGGTTGAAATAAAAATGAATCAACCCCACCGTGCTTAGTCAAAAAAGCCAACACCTGATCTGCAGTATTAGGTTTCAACGATAGTGTAATATTGAATTTTCTTAGTTGGTGATTCATTCCGTCTGGCTGACGCTGCTCATATCCATCACCAAAACGGACTGCTTTTATCCTTGGAGTGAAATCTGTTTTCATCCCCGGCTTTATTGGCCAATTGAATATTTCCATCATCCCCTCAGTAATATTATAAATATAATAACGCCTCCAATTTGGAGGCATTATCTAATTGCTAGGATTGATTATTAAAACGATCCACCATCACGACGCTGAGTTCTCACGTAATCCTCGGCACCTTTTTTAGCAATGTCATAGACCGTTTTGAGAGCTTGCGGCCCAATCTCTCCATTACTACCATCATTTTGAATGGTGATATGATTAGTTTGGTAAAAGCCACCAGCATTTTTATTGGCATTTGCAGCTACAACACCTAGTTTTCCGTCAATACCACGCCTAAGTGGTAAAATTGCCTCTGGCCCTGCTTCGCCCATTAGCCCAGCACCACGAGCAAATGGAAAAAGCGTGGGTTTTGAAACAATCTGGCCGCTATAAGCACTTAGTCCAGGAGTGTTATAGACACCTCCATTAGCATTAGCAACAACAGACCCGCCACCAAAACCAAATGCCTCAAATCCCTTAACGACTGCCATTTTTAACGCAATTTCAGTCAGCATCTTTAATATTGATTTGGCGAAATCCCTAAAGTTAGCCTCGCCGCCAATTAGGGTTTCCGCTAGTTGAGAGCTAAATCCATTCAAGGTGGCAGATGTCACATTCTGAATTTGAGCATTTGCGTCAAGCGCTGAGTCTCTATAGTCTCCCCACGCCGTTTTCATGCCTGCAAACCAATCTTGACGAGCAGCATCTTCTTGCTTGAATGTTTCCATTTTTGAAGCCTGAACTTGTGCCCACTGAGGTTCTCCACCATAGGTAGATCTTAATTGCTCAATTTCCAAAGCTCTTTGAAGCTCACGTGATGACAAGCCTAATGACTCAGTAATGGCCCTTTGCCTTGCTTCCTGTTGCTTGGCATATTTATCAGCTTGATCGCTAAGTTTATTGAGATGCTCTTGGCGTGATACCTGATCGCCAACGTCTGCTAGTGCTTTTTTATTTGCTAGGATACTTTCTTTGTTTTTCAGCAAAGATTGCTCATCAAGAGATAATTTCCTTTTTTTACTCGCTTCCTCTAGAACACTAAATTTGGCCTGCTCTAGTTGAAAGTTTTTCCGTTGTTGGCTGATGAAATCCGTTGCACTAGCATGTTGCTGGAGAAGTTTTAGCTGAGCTTGAAGTGATGTTAGTTCAGCCTGTGAAGACTCATCTTGCCTTACACCAAGGTCTGGTCTGTAAGCCTTTACTTTAGGCGTTTTAGGTGTTTCTCTCGCTAGTTCCTTCTTGTATTTAATGGCTTCTAATTTTAAAGCTCTATCAATTTCCTTTTGCGATCCACCTGAATTTTTTATCTCAGATAGTCTTCTTTGATGCCTTTCTTCTGCACTTTCATACTCTCTTTTTAATTTCTGATCTGCCAAGATTTGCTTTTTACTATCCTCGTTTATTTTATTAAACGAATTAGTCAGGGTGCCTTCAATTCCTTGCCTTAGCTGCTTGAATTTTAATTGTGCTAACCTCTGTTTATTTTCATCCATCCCTAGCGTGTAAATAGATCCGTCAAATCTTGATATATAATCTTCAAGCTGTTTAATTTCATCTTCAATAGAGCCTTCCCTGCCAAGATCCAGCATCGAATCCCAAGCTTTTTTAGCCATATTTTTTACATCTTCCCATGCAGACTCTAAATAACCAAGATTATCAACAATTTGCTTTGTTCGAACCTGCATGGCATTTGCAAAAGACTCCATGGCAACTGCCGCCGCTTCCTGCTCCTTTCCCTGATCCTGTAACGTCGATATTTGTTCCAACTGTGTTGCAGTCAGAAAGTGTATGGATTTGTCGAGCTCTACAACCGCCTGAACAGGCTGATCTTTCAGGCGCTGAAACTGCTTAATTGTCTCATCGACGGATTGCCCGGTGGCTTTTTCCATCTTGGCCGCAACGCTGGCAACCATATCAACTTGAGCACCAGTAAATGAACCAGAGCCGACAACTTGAGCCAAGGCATCAGCCATTTTGTACTGAGTGATTCCATCACCAGATAACGATTTGGCCAGATCGTTTAACTGCCCCTTAGTTTTTGCTGCGTAGTTGCCAGTTAAAATCAACTGCTTATTGTATTCACTAAGCTCTTTCGAACCCTGATAGGTAGCAATGCCGAACGCTGCGATTGCTCCTGCACCGCCTGCCATTGCCAATTTCCACGGAGTGATCAAAGAGGTAATTGCTTTTAAAGAATTACCGAACCCTCCAAACGAGTCCTTTATTTGTCCACCCTGCTGAACTGCTACCAACCACGGCGGCATGCCAGAGGCAAGCGACGTCACAACATCGGTCATTTGCATTGGCAACTGCCGCATTGCTTGGCGGTACTGCCCAGAGGTAATTGCTACCCCCTTCATCGCTCGATTTTGTTTTTCTAATTTACTGATATACACATCCGCGGCACTCGATACCCCAAGCTGCGCGGCTTGAATGCGTAACATCTCAGTACGGGATAAGTTTTGCTGAGTAACCTGCTCTTTCAGTTTATTAATAAAGCGCTGCTTTTGCTGCGTCGCTGATATTTCTGCACGCTCAAGTGATTTAGCTGTACCGACGGCTTGAGAAGTTAATGCTTGGTAATCTTTGACGTGTAGTAGCCCTTGCTGCATATCTTGGTTCATGCGGCGGCGCACTTCATTGAGACCTTCAAGCCCCTTCCCGTATTTTTGAACAGCATCAAGTTGGGTATAGTATTGCTCGGCCAGAATTTCTTGGTTACGTGCAGACCCCGCTCTTTTGGTTTCTGCCTGCATAATTTGTTGGATTTTCTGGTGTGTTTCGTCCATTTCCTTTTGAGCCAGGCGTCGCATGGCTGACTCTTTTTGTTCCGCAGAAATAGACTCTTTTTCAAACTGTTTTAACTGGGACCGTGAGCGCTGAATGGCAGCTTCTGCCTTGGCCGATTGCCTTTCAATGAAATCTTGCTGGCGCTTAATTGATGCTTGCTCACGACGCTCTTGTTCAGTTAATTGCCTTTCGACTCGACCTGCTTTTTCAAGAAATTCAGTCGTATTAGCACCAATTTTAATCTCAAGATCCGCGATTTGGCTGCTCATATCTTACCCCTCCCGTAATTCCCTCGCTGACTGATTGAATAACATCATCTGGCATATCCTCATCATTAGGCTCTATGTCAGTTAGCAGCATGAAATCGGTTATTTCAGTTTTTGCACCACACATGGCTGAATAAACAGAACCATGCAAAGCAGCAAACTCAACATCAATCAATTGCGGCATAAATGGCGTTCTGCTGAAATGGTCAACCCAATCGTTATACTCAGTTGCGCTCATTTCACTGAGCATTCTGCGCCAGTCAGGTCGACCGAATTCACGCGCAAGACGCAAGGCAAACGTGCGCTCACGGCTGGCTATTTTCCCATTGAATCTTGTTCATTCGATTCTTCGCCTTCAGTGGAAGGCCCTTGGTCATCGCCTTTCATTCCACTGATTTCAGAAATAACAGAAACTGCTTCTTCCAATGCTGCTGAACTCCACGTTAAAGCAACCTCTTCATATACCTCTTCAACCTCTCGATCTCGGTCGCTATGCCACAGGGATCGGGAAACTAACCAAACATTGCTTTCTGCAATTTGGCGCATGGATTTTGCTGCAAGTTCAATGCCTTCCAGATTGCTAGACTCTTTTTCCTTTAATGCTAAAAAATCAAAATAATCTGCACGTTGTAATGCTGACAGTTCGTGCAAAACAACTGATTCACCGCTAATTTGTGCTTCTTTTTTCTTTAAAAACATACTGATACCCTTTTGATTAAAAATAAAAAAAGGCCGCTAAGCGACCTATTCTATGTTTGGTAAATACATTTGAGCTTCTTTTACAACACGCTCCCTTGCGGTTAGTAGTAACTGTTTTCTGCCACCACCCCCCCAATTAGCCATTGTTCTAGCGCAGTTGCTTACATTCTTAACTTCAGTATTGATAACATGATCTAACTTGTTCAGCTTGGCCATGATATCCAATCCTTTTCTTGCAGCATCCTTGAATGTGTTGTAAACCAATATTTCAAACTCAGGCTTTAGCCAAGCAGCATATCGAATCACGACTAATTCAAGCGCCCACACACCATGATTTAACCCGCCATTGATAACTTTGACCGCAGTGCAATTTTGCATTGCGCTTAATTTATCAACGAACGCTTTTACCTGCTTACTTCTCAGGAACTGGCTTGGATTTTGGTTTTCTCTGGCTTCGCCATTAATTACCGCTGAGGCATGTAAATCATTCAGGCTATATCTGCCTTCATTATCCACTCGGACAGATACCCCATTAATACTTACTCTTGGATATTGCATAGTGCCTACCTTACTTAGTAATGAACCCTTGCCGAAATAGGAAATCAGCCCATCGAAGCGACACCAGCTATAACTGATCCCCTCAAAGGCTCATTACCTAAATATTGGCTCGATGTTTTACGTAGGAATGTGCTTTCGGTGCACAGGAGAGAAATAAAAAAGCCACATCAAGTGTGGCTATAAGATTAAGTTGGTGTATTAGCCTTTCGGCTGTGTGACGGTTTTACCTTCAGGCTTGGGTGGAATTTCTTCCGCTAATGTTGGGCGTCCCGTATTTTTAATTTTTACCGTTCGCGTGATTGTTTCTTTGATCGGGATGGTTTTACCGAGCCCACTGACCCAACCTTTAAACAGGTCAACCGTTCCGTTTGGGTAGGCAATTTTGTAGAATCGCGACTCACCACCATCGAACCATTTTACAAGGTCTTTTTGTCCTTCTTCTCCGGGCTTCCACGCCAGTGTAATGCTTGCCTCACCGGAGGATTTTTCACCTTGCGATGTATTTTCCCAGTCGCCATTTGGATCATCGAGATAGCTGTCATCTTCACTTGACGCTGTAATCTCACCCGGCTGAAGTTCTTTAATTTTTCCCAGTCGAGTAAATCCAGTTTCACTCAATGGATCCGTAATTTGTTCTTCTTCCCCTGTGTAAATCCACAAGGTAGTCCCAGCGCCTTTAACTGGCGCCAGTGGATTAGGTACCGTTGGCATAGTTCTGTTCCTTACATTTCATATTTAATTTGATAAGAAAGGTCGACAGAGGCCCACAATGACATTTCATCATCGCGGTCATAGTCATAGCCTTTCGGTGTCATATCAGTAATCACCTCACCTAAATCAGTCATATCAGCCACCGCTGGATATAATTTCTCCTCGACCCATTTATCTAACGTGGCATCGGGTACTGATGATTTAAGGAAGAGTTCAAGATGGAGAATGGCTGTCCATTGATTGGAATCCAGATAATAAGGATCTGGTCTTGGCTCTGTAAGATAAACAGCAATAACTGGCAACTCAGATTCATCAAAATTGGTTGGACGTCCATCATACGTTTTAATATTCGGGAAGCGCTCATTTAAGTGCTGTATGACTGTATTGCGAATTCGAGTGTGAATAATCACTATCCCTCCTTAAAGTACAGTCTTAACTGATTATTTAATGCATAGCGCACTTCTTTATCGATATCCGATTCTCGAACATTAATAGCGTGTTCCTCAAAAACCTCAGTCAGTGGTTTTGAGACAGGGATTTTCACCACTTCAATAGGATATCGACTCTTACCAACACGTTGCATCACATGCCAGCGGCCATTGTTGAGTTGCTGAATAAAAGCATTATGAAACGTGAATTTTCCAACTTTTAAAGTGCTACCCATTCGATGACCTGAATTCCGGCTCCTCGATAATTGAACTCGCGCGGTACCGAGCACAATAGCAGGGAGATTCCCTCGGTTAACGGTAACTCTGGCTTTCGGGGTTCCGTGCTTTGAACTCGCCTTGTTAAACTTAACGCGCTTACGAATAATTTTTTGCTGGATTCGCACCTCTTTAGAAACCTGCTTGACGCTGCGACTTATCGCTCTTGCAGCAACCCGGTTAATGGCTTGAGCCGTCGCAATAGGAGTTACCTTATCGACAATCACATTCAGGTTTCGAATCGCATCATCAATCCCCTTCATCCTCTTCAGCCTCAATAAAAAGCATCCACTTGCCATTAAATCGTTGATAACGAGTGACCAGATAAGAGCGCCCACCAGCAACCACTTTGTCGTTTTTTCTGGGTTGGTATCCCGCTGAAAAAATGACGTAAGAAAGCCCATCTCCCGTAACAGGACCAAATTCGGGTAAAAAGTGAGAATCCACCCCAACATGTTCCGTACCGTTAATAGAGATAGGCTTCCCCATCCGCTTTGCTGTGAGTGCGTCCATTCGATCCGTTAATCGCTCAAACGCACTCATGGATTAACCACCCGCGGCAGCAGCTGCTGGGAAAATGTTAAGCTTCACCGCGACCATTTCATCACCCGCCTCCGCAGCTGACCATGTTACACCCACCGCTGCACCACCTTTATCCGCAACAATGCCTTTTTCAGCGGTTACAGCTTGACCAGCCGTCAATGCCACTCCCGCTTTTTTAGGAAGCAAATAAACCCCCTCGGCAAAACCATCACCGATTTCACCAGGAGCAATGTTTGTCGCTGCAACGCAAGCCAAAACGCCAACCATCACAAGAGAGCCGCTTAGAATGCTATCTTTCGCTGAGGTATTAATAATCTCAACAGTCAAACCCTGTTGCTGGTAATTCTTAGCCATAATGTCTCCTACCGGCTCCGAAAAGCCGGATTTCAGGTATAAAAAAAGCCCGTTAGGGCAATATGATTAATTTAACAGTCTGAATTAAGCTTCAACACGAAGCAAGCCGCGGTAATCAACAGGCGCAACACCCGCATCGATGCGAACTTTTGTAGTTACGCCATCCGAAGTGAAACCTTCTTGTTGGTCGATATAAGGAATATCAACACCGTTTAAATAAGCGACTTCAATAGTGTCAGTGCCTTTTGCTGAGGTCATATACCATGTGGTATCGCTATTAGCATCTAAGCGTGGCTCAGTAATGATTTCGGCAATATTACGAATAGGGTTGATGATATTGGCATTCACGTCTGCGCCTTTTACGCTACCAGAGCCAACAACCTGAATTGCTGCGATTTCTAATGCTGTTGGCACAAGCATAAATGCAGGGCGAATATTTAACGCCCGCTCGCCTTCTTTTTGCTTGCGCATGGCTGTTCTACCATTAGCAATAGTGTCAACGTCCATACCGCCTTTAATGCTGTTACCATGATCTGCACCAAAGAGTGGCTTGCTGTCAGATTGCATTTTTCCATTTTTCGTCAGAATATCGTAAACCAGATCGCCAATGGTGGCTTTAGCTGCACGTCCCAGCTTCATTGGGGTATCGGTTAGCATTGACATGTCATCGTTAATGATGGCTTGTCGCGAAATGCTAAAAAGCTCCCCGTAGGTAGCAAGTGCAATCGTCTCTTTTTTGTCGCTCGTGGTAACATATTTATACTCTGCCCCTTCACGAACTTTACGAATCGAATTAAAGCCTCCCATGCCGACGCGAGTTGCAGTTTTAAAATCGCTGAGTTGCCCTTTCTTCGTCCATAGGTCAAAGGTTTCCTCCGCTTCATCCCAGCCTTGTAAAATAGATTTATTGGCAACATCCAGCAGAATATTACCAAAATCAGAGGTGGTGTGAGTAAACGCCATTGCGATCATTTGCATTGGGTTGTAGCTTGCTACACCCACGCCACGATCAGCCAGTGACATACGGGCTAATTCGCGGAGTGTCATGCAGTTATATGGGTTGTCAGCATGAACTTCACCATAGCCAGCACGCGCCATTAACGATGCACGGACACTGTCACCGACGATGTTCCCGTTATTCGCGAAGATATGAGCACCATAATCGTTTTTATTGGTCGGCGTCGCTTCTTGTCCTAGTTTATTAAGCAGTTTCTCTCTTGCGTTCTCGACAGAACAATTCACATCAAGCACACATTCCATCATCGTGTCATTGTGCTTGCCACCAAACATCGCAAACAGGTCTTTGATACCATTCATACGGGCTTGCTCATTCTGGCGCACTTGAGCCTGAATACCTGCCGCATCCTGTTGCGGAGCATTCACTGGATTCTGAGGTTGTGGCGCCGGCTCATTGACGGGATTAGTTGTGTTACGTGGATTTGATAAACTGTTTTTCAGTGTGTTTTTTAATGAATTTGGCATGGATTTAAATTCCTCAATGCGTTTAGATGAAAGACTCGCCATTGCTTTAACTGGCTCAATAATGCTGTTAGCAAAACCGTGCTCAACGCACTCTTCTGCCGTTAACCATGTTTCTTCACTGAGCATGGCTTCAAGTTCTTCTTTGGTTTTCCCTGTTTTCTCCATGTACGCGGGAATTAAGACGTTTTCGACTTTATCCAACAAATCGGCGTAGTCACGCATATCATCGGCATCACCCCACGATACCCCCCATGGCTTATGGATCATCATCATGGCATTGGTTGGCATAATGACTTCATCCCCAACCATCGCAATGACCGAGGCCATGGATGCTGCTAAGCCATCGATATATACCGTAATGCTGGCATTGTGGTTTTTTAACTGGTTATAAATGGCGATGCCTTCAAAGACTTCACCACCCGGTGAATGAATATGAAGATTAATGTGGCTAAGATTTCCCAGCGCAATAAGATCTTCAGTAAATCGTCTTGCGCTAATACCCCAGCCACCAATTTCGTCATAGATGTAAATGTCTGCCGTCGTTTCACTGGTTGCTTTCATTTGAAACCAGTTTTTATCCCGTGATGACATCAATGGCTTATTCATCGCTGTGCTATTTTTTGGTGGCACTTGATGTGTTTGTTTCATTTGCATTTTCGCTACCTTTGTCATTTGCCGGATCGGTATCAAAAACCAGCCCCAGCCGTTTATTTTCATCGATTTCTGCTTTACGACGACGTTTAACCTCCGCAGGGTTTCCGCCTCGAGCTCGAACCCAATCACTCTCCGATGCAGCCCCACCACGAATTTGTGTTTTCCATGCATTAGATTCTTTAAGTGGGTCAATCCATGGCATAACAGGCCCACTGTAAGTGGCGTTATAGAGTGAATCGAGATCAACATCCGGCGGGACGACGATTACCCCTGAAGCAATCGCCATGTTTAACCATTGACGATAAACAGGGCGGCTTACAGAGCCACAAAAGGTGTCTTGCAAGATGTAGTAACCCTCAAATGACTCCACCAGCTCTTGTCGCTGTGCGCTGTATGTCCCGTTATAATCACGCGCAATACTGGAATAGCTTCCACGGCTTCCTGCGGCAACCGCTCTAAGCTGACCATTACGGAAATTTTCAAGGTTTTGGTTGGGTCTGTCTGACTTGATCATCCCAACATCTTCACCGGGTTTTAGCCCATCAAAGATAATGCCCGGCACAATATCGAGACTACGATCATCTTCATCACTGCCATCATCATAAGTACCCGCATCCCCTTTTTTGATATACATCCCCAAAGAGGCGGCAATACGTGCGGCTGTCAATTCGGCATCTTCATAGTCTTTCAAAGCACTCAGACGTGTCAAAATGCCAGAAAATAAACTATTACCTCGGATTTGATGCAAGCGACGTACATATTTTAAATGCAGCATGTTTTCGGTCAGGATGGACTTGAGGTCGCCCATTTGCTGCCCTGTGGTGAGTAAGCTTTTGTACACAAAGTAAGACTGCGGGCGCCCCCAATGATTAAGCTGAATACCCTGCCGAATATTTTTACTTGTATCATCTAGGTGAATTGGTACAAAGTCTGGTTCCAAGGCTTCCAACCAAAATGGGATACCAGCCTGTTTATCAAGCCCCTTTTGATTGCCTCTCACTAATTGAGCAAAGACCTCGCCGTCTCGGATCCACGTTCTGACTAAAAGCCGCTCAAGCATGGGTCGCGTAAATTGCCCTGTAACTTCCGGCCGAATTGACCATTCAGACCACGCAGTTCGGATTTGCTTAGCAAGATCATCATGAATTTGCCCTGTACGAGATAATGGCTGAGGCTCAACAATAATTCCCTTACTTCCAACAACTCGCTCTTCCATTTTGTCAAGAATACCAATGACAAGGTCGTGATTACCGTCCAACCATCTTGCTTGCTCACGTAATGACTTACCGCCCATTTGAGTTAACTGGTTGGCATTTCGGCTCTCTCTTCGGGCCTTATGAATACGAGATGGCGTTGCAGCCTCATAAGCTTGAATGGCATAACGAGATTTGGCTCGCTGACTCGCCCATGACGGTGAGAGTGCCGCGATAACCTTATCCAACATATTCATGAAAACCTCGCCACTTTATAACCGGGTGAATGACGGCGTGAAGCACTGGTTGCCATATATCTAGCCTCCCATTGCTCGCGCCCCTTACGGATTTCACTCAAATTTTCCATGGTCATTGACTGGCCATTAAACGTGACATTTTTACCCTGCAGTATTTCCATTTCTGCTTTTAGGTAAGCATCCAGCATTTCCTTAATTTGTTCACGGGTCATACCCACCCTCCAGAATTTGCAGACACAGGGGACCATGCCGAACTTACGCTAGGTTTGGTCTCTTGTATTTCAGTTTGAGATTGAATTGATGTTGAGCTTGAGGAGGGTTGGCGATTTGCTGGCTGTGGTGATTGAACAATGTTCACATCCGGCAACCTTGCCCACTTAGGTGGGTTCTCCCATTTGATTTTTTCGTAACCGAGTAATATGACTAGGGCATGAGCATAAACCGTTAAGTCAAACGCTTCGTTAGCCCCTTTACCCGGCTTCGACCATTTACCATTACTGTCGCGCTCTTCATACGTGAGTTCATCGTAAAAAGAATCCTCCAGCCAATCAGGAAAGTGGATATAGTTATTTCCCACCGTTTCTCTTCCTAAGTGCGATGAAATGCGGTCTTTTAATTCATTGGTTTGTAGCAAGTAAATAGGCACGTCACCGCGAGCCCTTGCACGGCGATCTGAACGCTCTGTATTGTCAGGGTAAGATTTGGTAATCAGTTTGCTTTTAGCCTTACCATCCCCTTTAAAAAGGTATACGCGACGAGAAAGTCCTTCTTTTTTGCACTTGCGCCAAAACTGATAAGCGTTATCTGTTACGCCTTCTTCCCCACCGGTATCTACCGCCATGCTATGAACACCCATTTCAATATCTTCATGATCTTGAAGTGGATATGTTTTATCTAAAACATCCGTAATTAAAATATCCCAGTCCTCAGCATAAGAGGAAGGGTCAATTTTTAAGGCTTCACCATCCGCGTTAGAACGCAGGGAATGCGTGATATCAAACCGATCAATTATCCATCGCTCACCTCTGGCGCCATAACCTATGACTTGAACGACAAAGCGGCGTTTTTTACCGCCCTGTACGTCGACTGTAGCAACCAAAAATCTCACACCAGAAGGTACTGAGCCATAATCCCAATATTCAGCACGCAATTTAAGATCATCACCGCTTCGCTGTTCTTGGTTGATTTTCGGTAAGTAAGGCTGCCCCCAGTCCGTATTAATGACGGATTTAAGGGTTTCTTCACTTCCTGTTCGTTCATATTCCTGTTCAGCATTGAGTAAGTTATAGACTAACTTTTCCCACGTCTGATATGCGGCTGCTGGACCTTCCATCCAAAATGATGCAATACGGGAGTCTCGTGCATTTCCTGTAATATTACCGTGCTTATCAATGGATTGGCCTTCCCTGAGCCAGACGCCGCGATTGTTTAACGCTCTTTTTTGCTCAGGCTCAATCAAATTCATGCAATGTGGACACTGCAGTCTGGCCGCTTTGCTTCCTGTTGTTGGATCATCACCCTCACTAAAACCCACCATATTTTCACGAATGGGAAGAAAATATTCTGAGCAGTGTGGACATGGCCAATACCAGCGCCGGCGATCCCCTCGATTATAGAGCGACAAAATTCCTGTGGTTGGCGGGGCTTCATGTGGTGTATTTCGGCGCCATTTGCTGTTTGTAATTTCTCGACCAGGAGAACTTTCAACTAATGTTTTCCCCGCAGACATAAACGTCGTAGTACGCTTTGAGGCTAGCGTATAAGCATCCCCTTCGCCGTCCACATCTTCTGGAAATCGGTCATAATCTGTCAGTGCGACAAATCGGTAATCAGATGAAGACATGATGTTCACCGAAGGCCAGCCTATTTTTAGGTAATTCCCAGCCTTAAAGGTTTTATCATGAACGTTATTATCGTTACGATGCGGGCTGAGCCTTTTGGTAACTTCACGGCTCGATCTAAATGTTCTATCTAATCGCTTCTTGGAGTGCTCCCGCGCTTTTTCCTCTGTCATTTGAATCAGCAAAAAATCAGCAGGATCACAAACAATCACATACACTATCCACCCATCAATTAACCCTAGCGATTTTCCCGTCCTCGCTGGACCAACGAAAATGACAGAATCATACCGTCTGTCAGCTAAGCAATTCATCGGCTCAATGATGTACGGCGTTAATGAGTCATCCCACGGTATTGACGTCCCTTCCCCCATGGGAACTCGCATGTATTTTTTTACGGCTTGAGCAATTGGCATTCGCCTTGGCGCTTTGAGTAATGCGGAAACGTCCTTTCTCACTGAAGATGCTGAGGCGTAATTAGTTTTCATCATCAAAATCCTCTGCATTCATAACCTCAGATGAAAGCACGTTCCTCAATTCATCGACGAGCTTTTGAGCCTCAGTGATTTGATCTGCTTTCCAACCGTTATCCCGCTCAAGTTTGTCTGGCCATGTATCAAGTACCTGAGAAATAGCTTTGATCATCACCGCCATTTCCCGATGAACATCCGCAACTGGCACTAATTGTTTCAGTGTTGTTTCCAGCTTTATTCGCTCATTTTCAGATTGGTACCAATCTTTTCTGTCCTTTGGAAACATGAGTGCGGGATCTTGAATGCCACTCGGCTCCAAATTTTTATCGGCACCAAATAAAACGGGGCCGACTTCCCGAAGTGCATAAACGGGATTACCTCTTACATTACTGGCTATTGGGGTATTCGCATCGAGCAATCGCTTTTTAACTGTTCCGCGATTTAAGCCGAATGCTTCAGCAATCTTAGCCACGCTCCAGTTGTAGGCGTCCCCCAGATTGCTGATGTTGGACATTGACACCTCACTCTGTCAGGTGAAAATTGATATTTTCATTTATTATCATAGAGATATAACGCATTGAGGTGACAACTCATTATTAAAGTTGTCACCTCAATCTCGATATTCACAAATTAAATCAAATAGTTAAACAACCTGCTGCTGACAGCATGGAAATTTGAAAACGAGCCGTTTCCCGCGTGGTCGCCGCCTCGTGGTAGGGGTACCCCCTCGGGAGTACCTTTTGAATTATGCGTAAAATTAATCAATCTAATGAGTTTAAGGTTTATTTGGTGGTGGAAGTGGTTTTGAATTTCCAGCCTGCTTAGGCTGATCACCGTTAATATTGTCGCCATAATCAATTTGTATCCGTATTGCCTCTTCATAGGTCGCATCACGCCATCCTGATAGATTTGGCTGTCATTGTTTGGCACTAGCTTAGGTGCAGAGTACCGAATCCATGGATTTTATGAGCCATCTAAGCCCACCCCAAAAACATAAATCAACATATTAGATACTTGGCTAGTAAGTGTTTTCCATAGATTTTTAAAAGTAAACATTCCATGCTTTCATTAAATACTTTAATATATGCGTACTTTTATAAAACTGGAAAAATAAAAATGGGAACAAGAACAAGTCACTGGCCAAAACTTTCAAAATTACCAGAAAATATTTTTTGTATATTTACATTCATTTTATTTGTATATGCATATTACGACTTCTCATTATTTCTATCTGAAAATTATTTCATTTTCTGGTTCATCCTGACATTAATAGTATTATTTTTATTGGTCATCTCAATAAATAGAACAACAGAAATTAACGTTCCATTGATTAGTAATGTGATAAAAAATAAAAAAATAAAAAAATCAGTAATTATCATGTTATCCCCATTTCCAATAATTTTTATCCTTAATGAGCTAGGTATTAGCGACGAAATATGCCACTTAGTAGATGTAATTAATTTATTCTCGTGCGACTTCTATTTTTATTTGGCCGAAAAATCTATATGGTTAGCATCTATATCAATTTCTCTCGGCATGCTTGTACTCGTGTTGGTCATAATAAAATTACCAAGTATCATGCTTAGTTTATTAAAAAAATTAACTTTAAGTAAAGGTGAGGCTAAGGACTGAATGATTGGCGGTGAATGCAAGTAGAGTCATTCACGATTAACGTATAGTGACGTCACACTCATAAACTATTATCCTCTACTTAGCCCCGATATCTGGGGCATTTTTATTTCTAATTGCTTCAATTTCTCGAATGGCTTCAAGCTGCTTATTCGCCTTCTCTATCGTTCCTAGCAATAATCTGTTCCATAATACAGACGCTTTGAATGATAGGGTTTTACCGTCACTATCAGGCGGCAATGGCGGTACCACAGAATTAGTTAACGTCGATGGAATTGGAACGCATTGCACGCTCTCGTAGCTCGTTTGTGTATTCGAACAAGCCATCAGTAACAGGCTGAGGCACAAGAGAATCACAAGAAGACTCTGCTTTGAGTATCGTTTTATATTCAATGATTTTCTCCTGTGCTTTCGCATCAGCTTGAATGCCGTTCCGGTATGCTGTTGTTGCTATCTGATTGAAGCGATTGAATTGAAATGACTGACGGGCAATGACTGCACTTTGTTTGATGTTATCTTGCTTTAACTTGTCGTTGTCACTCTTAACTGCAGTGTTATTATCATAAAGCGTTAATGCCAACCAGCTAACAGCAACTAACATTAAAAAAAGCCAAAACGAGTTATCTATCTTCATAAGTTAACCTGCCTGCCTTTATAGTGATCGATAGCTTTTTGGCATCGTTTTTCTAGGCTTACCTTGTCGATTCCACAAGTGTTATCAACTGAACGAACCGCGCCAATAATGACTAACGAAAGTGATAAAAAAGAAAGCAAGATAACTATTACAACAGAAGCCCAAATAGGTAATTTCTTCTTAGGAACAATAGGTTTTTTAAGGCTAACTACCATTTCCCAAGACATATTGCTTCTTCTACTTCTCGTCTTGATATTAACCCTTTCCACTCCTTACCCCCTGCATAAGTCCAGCGTTTTAATTCATTGCAAGCACCAGCGATATCACCTGCATTCAGTTTTTTCAGCATCGTAGAACGCGCAAAAGCACCCGTGCCTACGTTGTAAGCAAAGGAATAAATAGCGGCTCGGGTGTTATCGTCGATATCAACTTTAATTAGAGGGTCCACACCCTTTCTGACTTTGCTGAGGTCTTTTTCAAGCAAAGCTAAACATTCTGATTCTGAATAGGTTTTGGCGGGGATAATGTCGGCGCCAGTATGCCCAAAGCAAACTGTTGTAACGCCAACTACATCCTTATAAGGTTTAGTTTCCATCCCCTCAAAATAAGCAATCATGCTTACAGTCAATGCAATTAAGCCACCAGCGGTAGCATTCTTTATTTTATTTGGTATTTTTGCCACTAGATTCCCCTTCTCTTAATTTGAATTCTTTCCGCTTGTAGTACCAATTCACCAAAAATGTGGCGACTGTACAGATGATCCCGATGAGTACCGCCCACTGGTCTAACGATAATGCCCCAGCAGCAGTGGTGATAACTCCAAGAGCATAAGAAAAGGGGCTAGAGTATTTTTCGTGCATACGCATATCCACCCCCTGCGGAGTGTTCCGTGATTAAAATTGATAGGTAGCCACCAGCAAATTAATTGCAGTAATTAAACATGTTGGGTTTGATTTGCTGGGGCTATATACGAAAAAAGCCGCACTAGGCGACTTATGATTGATTTATTTGTGATGTAAATCTCATTTTATTGACAATTAACCTTGATTAATGTCGCGATTGCGACAATAATATATTCATCGGGCAGGCAATAAGGCAAGCCCAACTCAACTAAGTGAGAATATTATGACTACTACATACATCATCAAAGAAACTCAAAACGTTAACTCAGACCGCGAAGGTGTTAAATTCGAAGCTGATACACTAACTCAAGTTAAGCGCTTTGCATCACGCAATCAGTCATTCCAAGGCACTACGCTAAAAATAGAATATGAAAATGGCACCTTGGTTTGCTTTAAAGAGTCAGGAAAATCTTGGGTTAACGCATAAAACAAGGGGCTTAGGCCCCTATTTTTTTAATAAGGGTAATCATGAATAATTTCGAATTAAAACAACTTAGGCAACTTCTATTTTTATCTCAAGCAGAAGCAGCAAAATATATTGGTGATGTAGAACCTCGATCTTGGCAGAGATGGGAAAAAGGCACATCTCCAATCCCAACTGATGTTATCAGTCAAATGCAAATGCTATCTCTTACTCGCCAAGACTTACTTGATAGCCTGCCTGACTTTGATCACTACAATTACAAATACTTCGATACTATCGAAGAATACGCAGCAGAGTCAGGGGTTAAAAGCGTAGTTAAGTGGCGCCTTTCTCAGTCTGTTGCGGCTCAGTTGTTTTCTGAAAAATCAGCTCGCATTTGGCGCGCAGAAGAAATAATTCGTGATGAAGATTGATAGAACGGGACAGAAGTTCGGAAAACTAACTGTCATTGCTGATTCTGGAAATGCCCAACTTCTATGCCGCTGCGATTGCGGTGTAGAAGAGTTACTCCCACGCGGAATAACGAAACCATCCTACAAGGGCCGCAAGATGTGCAGCTATTGTAAAGGCGGTGTCTGCGAAGTCTGCGGAAAGAGAATTAAATACAACTCGGGACAGATACCCGCTACTTGCAGCGATGCTTGCGCAAAAGCAAGAAATAACGAAAGAGAGAAATTGCGATATCAGGCTGTGAAAAATACTGAAGCTTACAAAAATACTCGCTCATCATATCTTTCGAAGCTTCGCGAAAGGCTTAACTCTGACCCTGTTTTATATGCTGCATTTAGAGAAAGAGCAAAATCGTATCTAAAAAAATCAAGATCAAAGCCTGAGCAGATTGAAAAAGCCAAATTCATCGCTAAAGCAAGATGGCAGCGAATAAAAAATGACGACGCTCTTTATGAAACGTCAGTTCTGTATGCAAGAAAACAGTATGACAACTATTCTGATGATGATTATAAGCGCATTTTTAATCGGGAGCGTTCTCACACTAGAGCGCGAAAATCTCGCAGTTGTTTGGAATAACCGAATATGTGAACTATCCGGAAATCCCGGACAGTTCAACTTGTAAGGGTTACTTACATGTTACTACATTCTATTTCTTGCTTAGTTTGCTCAAATCTCTCAGTTTCAAGCTCTACCCCGATAACCTGACGGTTTAGCTTTAATGCCGCTTTTATTGTGGCGCCAGAGCCCATGAAGAAATCAGCCACTACATCACCCACGCGGCTACTACTATTAATAATGTGTTCCATCATCACAGCAGGCTTTTCACATGGATGTTTACCGGGGTAATACTGCACTGGTGAATAGGTCCAAACATCTGTGTAAGGAACATCGACGGTCACAGTAAAAGGACGTCGTAATAATTGGTATTGCGCCGCTAGCTCATGATATTCACGCCTTAACGCGCCCTGTTCACTCGCTAGATCCGCATGTTCGCGATTTAATGGGTTATGGCTTAACTTTTCCTCAGCGACGCGCTTGAATAGCTCTTGAAGCTTCAAATAATCCGTTTCACTTGGTAATTGCCATTGGCTATAACCGAACCAGTGAGAGGCCATTTGCTTACCTGTTGCGCTATGAATTTCTTTTGCGGTAATGCCTAAAGAGTCTCGAGCCTGCTTAAAATATTCAATCAAAGGCTTAAGCACATTTTCTTTTAGTTCACGGCATTGCTGCAAATACTCACTGCTTTTCCCCTTGTAAGGGTTTTGATAGTGGTCGGCAAAAATAATACGTTCCGTTGCAGGAAAATAACTTCTTAAGCTTTCTTTGTTTTGTCGGCGCCACGGCCCTGACGGTTTAGACCAAATAATATGGTTTAAAACGTTGAACCGCTCACGCACTAATATTTCCGTATCAGCCGCCAGCTTTGAGCCACAAAACATATAAAGGCTACCAGTTGGCTTTAACACCCGCCAAAACTCAGCAAGCATTTCATCAAGCCACGATAAATACGCAGTGACATTTTCCCACTGATTATCCCAGCTACAGCTTTTAACTTGAAAATATGGTGGGTCGGTTGCAATTAGGTCAATACAATTGTCCGGAAGGGTTTTTATATAGTTAAGTGAGTCGTCATTAACCAAATTTATACTGTTTAAATTTACAGTGTTTTTCATAGATCAGGAGAACCTTTTTTGATAAGCTCACCTAGCTTTACGCGTATAAGCAGTGGGCCTTGGTTTGTCCGTGACCTCTTACAACGGGCAGATGGCTGGTGGAGTGCGTCAACACCCACCAGCCGCCCATTTCACAGTTGGATATTTTGAAATGTGTTTTCTTTGGTATTTTCTTTAACTAACCCAGCCATTGCTAACTGAGTCAATATCAATTGACAGCGTGGCTGCGCTAGTCCTGTTAATTGGGAAACTTCCCCCGCCGTTACCGCTTCAGAATATGGGGTGGACTCAAAAATAATTCTTGCTTCTTGTGTTATATCACTCTGTTTTAACATGATATTTTTAAACCTTTGGTCAGTTATTGTGCATAACTACACATGTAACTCTGACCAGTCGTAACAGCAAGTCTTATGTTTATTTTGGGCATAAAAAAACCCCGACTGGCGAGGTTTCATTCTATAAGTTAGGTGACAACGTATTCACTCTTATCACACTAGCATTGATTTTGCGTAGCGCACTAATACTTTTTCACTATCCACCGTATTTTGTTTCCCCATAACTTCACTATCCATTTCTAAAACTACACCAATCATGGCTAAACACCCATCAACAAACCCTTCAGCCACTTGCATCATCTGACGAACTCGCCCCTCGCTAACCTTTAATTTTTTTGCAATGCCGCGCTTTGATACACCATACAAATAATGCATAACTATCAGTTCTAGTTCTTCATCTTTTCTAACCGCTTTTAATTTAGCAATGACACTATCAATAATAATTCCATCATTATCAGTACATGAAAGCCTAGGTGCTTCTTTATTTGAGATTAGCCCCTTAAATCCAGCTGCAATATGCGAATAATCTACACCAGGGTTATTACTTGCCCAGCCTGCCCACTTTTCTAAAACTAACTGAATATCTCTCATGCAATAATCTCCACTGCGTTCCGCACAACGCATCAACCAAATACACCCAAACCGATTGACCGGTCGAGAAATTTAAATAACAAAACTAACTGGCTACCGTTTTCTTGCTCCCACCCTTTCGGATCCTTGTGTAATTCACTGTGGTGAACCCTGCATAATGGGATAGTGAACAAGTCATGGGCTTTTGTGCCTATGCCACCCTGCCCGTAGCCAATAATGTGATGAGCATCATCAGATGTGGCGCCACAAACACAACAAGGCTGTGATTTTACCCATTGCAGATATTTCACACTTTCCAAGCGCTGAAGCTTTGGAAACTTCATAAAACTTGCTGGTGGCTCAGGATCTACAGCTAAATCTAATACTT